AGCCAACATCGTAACGCTCGGTTGCCTTGTAACGCATCGAGTCAGTCTCGAAGTCACCTTCCATCGTCTTTTCCAGACGCCGACGCATCAGAAGCTTGAACCCTTCCGGCGCATCAGTTTGCACCCACCATGCGGTGCTCGAGGTCAGACGCGACAGCACAGCGGCACCCTCATCCAGCAAGCCAATCGACTTGACGGGGTTGATGTCGTTGTTCGCGTTGCCAGTACGCAGCACGCTCTTCAGCAGCACTTCAGCTTGGAAGACGTTGCCCGGAGCCACAATCAGTTGACGCGGCACCAGACGAATCTTCTTGCCGTTGTTGTCCACCGCTTGACGCACTTGGATCAGCATCTGTTCCAGAGAGGTCTGCGACAGCACAGCAGCAGTAGCAAGTTGGTTGCTAAAAGTACCGTTGACGATGGGATGCGCCGTGTTAATCAGGGACACACCATCACCACCCGGGTACGCGCTATTGAAAGCCGTGTTCAGCACGTTTGCCGACAGCAGTTCCTTGGTTTCCACCAGAGACTGCGCCAGATGACGCGCATACACTTGACCGATACGGATGTGGTCGCCGTCTTCAACAAGCACTTTGGTCAGCGCAAACGCCAGACCATATACCTTGTACAGGTAACGCTTGAGGAAGAGCACACCACCCTGCTGATACGTGACCGGAGTCCCGTCAGGCAGTTGCGGTGCAGCGCCAAATCCATACAGGACAGGCTCTTCGTGATAGTTACGGGGAATGCCGTCTTCTTCGCGGAACACTCGGCTCCACTCATCAGCACGCTGGTCATAGACTCCATCGAAACACTCGTTGAGAATAGGCTCAACGATGCTTCGAAAGTCAGTACTCCTCATCGGGGCTGCCATGTCATTTCTCCTTTAATTAGGCAATCGCGGTGAAAGCACCGAAGAATTGCGATTGAGCACACACGACACGCACAATAGTGTATGCGTCGCCCCAGTCATTGCCCGGATACGGAGCAAGATCTACCACTCGCATCTGACCTTGCGAACCGTTGCCAACAGCACTGGAAGCATCCAGAGTGCAGGCAGACAGACCCGTGGTGGTAGATCCAGCGGTCACACTTGCAAAGTTAAACTCGTTGCCAATCGTGGTCTGAGCCATCGTGCCACTTGCCTGAATTTCATACACGATGTTGGAATCATTGTAGAAATAGGCAGTACACGTACCCGCAGTGTATGCGGTGTTGGCAGGCCAATAATTGGACACTCGAGCGCGACCAGTGGTATCAGTCCACTGAACGCCAGAAAAAGCACCTACCCAAGCACCAGAAGTGGTGGCCGGAGTAATAGTGCCCAGAGTACCGCCAATGGCGGTGGTTTGATAGCGAACAGGCTGACCTTTGTAAATGTCAGTGTTGAACGCCGAAGGAATGCCGCCAGCAAGCGCCTGAGCACGATCCAAACCAGAGGGATGGAACGCAGGACGCAAGCCAAACGGAGCAGAGGTTGCACTCATTTAAAGCTCCTTTATCCAACAAATGTCGGAAGTTGATTGGATTGCTTTTCAATAGAGCCGATACCTTCACCCTCAACCATCAAAAGCGGACGTCCATTGCTGTCCCTTTGCCCCTGAAGATTTTCCACTTGGACACGAATCTTTTCAGCTTCCTCTCGCGGGCGCTCATGGTGCTGATAAAGCATGACCTCTTGGTAAATATCCATCGGCAATTTGAACAACAACATCTCGTTGCAAGAGATATAGCCAACATGTTCACCTGACTTCACGCGATAATCTTCATAACCATTTGGCAACTCATCCGATTTAACGGGAACGTAACCAAGGCGCATTCGTTTATCGATGCTGTCATAACTGTTGGTTGTTGAAAGCCAGCAAAGGTGCCACCCATCAATATGGGGTAGTTTCGGCAATGCTGATTGCGTCATCTCCTCGCTCCACGCCCTACGACGTTCCTGCGCTGAAATGAACTTTTCTTCCGGTGCTATGCGATTCGCTTCCCCGTTTTCACGGTCTTCACGGCCACCAGCACTGAAAGATTTTTTTAAACGTGACTCAGTCATTTGAGTATTCCTTGTCATGATGTTTTCCCCTTAGATTTAATTGCGGTTACCGTTTGCACGGTCATAAGCCATGAACTGCTCAATCATCTTTTTCTTGCGCACAGGGTTATCCCATGCACCAGCTTCTTTCATTGCCTTCACCCGGTCAGGTGAAAGCAAGAACTGGTTGCGATTTACGCCCCCATAAGCTGCAGATGCTTCGCGTCCACTACTTCCCACAACATTCCTCGGTCGTCTGACATCACGGGAATCGTCGTCATTACCTTCATTGTACCTATGCGGTAACTCTTTTTGCAAGCGGCTGTCAAGTTCATCCCAATAATCCGGGTCTGACGGGTTCCAGCCCTGTGTAACCATCAATTCGTCAATTTTCTTCGCTACACGGCTGTCTGCATCCATTCCTTGCGGGTTGTACCAAGAGTTTCGCCTAATCCACAAAGATGCCAGCCTAGATATTTCAGGATCTACATTTTGCTGCTGTGGCTTCTTCAATTCAGCATCTGCTTGCGCCCTCATACCATTCAATTGGCGCAATTCATCTCGCGCAGTTTGCATCAAAGTCTGCGCTTCTACCATTGCCTCCCCATCCTGATTCTGAGTGGCCTCGGAAATTTTCATTTTGGCGTATTCCAGCCGCACCCCAGCATCTTCAAGGTGTTTGTCAATTCGCACCAATTGCTCAGATTTGGTACTCCGTTTCAGTTGCTCGATATCACGACGCATCTGCTCGTTTTCACGTTGCAATTGCGATAGTCGAACGTCCTTTTCCTGATTGGTTTTGCGAATTAAGTCCTTTTTTGCACGACGCCGATTGCGTTTTGCCTGTCGCAGCTCCTCATTATCATTAGGATCCGGGGCATTTTCGTCTTCATCACTATTTTTAGACAGGTCTTGTTTATCTTCAACCATGTCTTCAGGCAAATCCACCGTAGCAGATCCATCCTGCTCTTCAATTACTTCAATTTCTTCTTTTTTATCATTGGGTTCAGCCATTTTGTTCCCCTTTAGACGTAAGCTTTGAACGAAAGCGGATTGCCAGTCACCTTGGAAATCAACTCATGATCATTCAAGGTCATGAAAAGCACTGGATCTTCCATGTCTTCATCATCGGGAACAGTAATTTCCCAGCGATCTCCACCCCATTTAGGCACTCGAACATAATCACCAATTTGTGCCCATGTGCCTTCCGGCCACGAATTCATGGTATCTCTGTTCTTAAATGCCAACGGCCCCATAGAAACGATCTTGCCAATCATGTTGTTCCACTTTTCGCTTTCTTTTGTCTCCTCCACCAGAATAATTCCCGCTGAAGTAGCCTTCTTCTTGATTCTGCGCAATTGCACAATCACTCGGCCACCAAATGGTTCCATTCCGGGTTCAACATCAGGGAACGCCCACGCCATATCCGCGGGATCAGGCGCATCTTTCGATGCCTTGAATGCTACTATCTTCTGAACTTCATTCACTTATTTCTCCTTTACGCCATATTTCAGGCGCATAGTTAAGCACTTTGCAGTGCGGATTAACCCCGGAGTGGGGCTTCAATCTTGATTCCTACTTTCCTCCAACATTCCATCAATCATATCCATGACTGATTGCAAGCCTTGATGCTCACCCACCATACGCTGGTACGCTTCCCAAGTCGAAGCATTCCCCACGGCAAGAGATACTTGCAACTCGGCTTGGCGTACCTTTATTCGATGGATTAACGTTTCAATCATTTGCGCTTTACTTTAGACAATCCTCCGGCAGGCTTACTAATCCGATTAGTAGTCGGACTACTAGTGCCGCCCTTGGGTTGGTAGCTGGTACCGTCCAACTTCTCGCCCATAGCAATGCGCTTGTGCTGACGCACATTTACGCCCTTTTGCTCCTGCTCTGATGCCATTTCAAACTCCTTGTGGTGGGGTTACAGGTGCGGCAAGTGCCGCGGGTGGAACAGCCCCACCAAAATCAGGGGGCTGCGGTTGCGCCTGAGCCATGTTCTGTATGGTCTCATGCGTCAATTTCGCATTTTCAATGGCAACCTTCGTTTGATTGTCCATCTGGTGCTCTTGCATGTCCTTCTGCAGCTTGGCTTGAGCCAACTGGATGTCGGCCTGATCCTTAGCTGTTTTGCGCTGCGTTTCAGCCATGCTGGTGTCTTTGACCACTTGCGCATCAGGCGGCAACTGCTGACCACTTTGTTTGCGCTGCTGGGCCATTTGAATGAGCTGCTGGAAGGACGGAGCAAATTGACCAAATACTTCTTGCGTATCCAGCATTACGTGAGCACCAACAGTCGTATAAACCTTGTCAATAGTCGCAGTCAATGCTGGATTGTCATAGTTTTCTACAGGCTCACCAAGAGATTGCTCAACATATCCATTGCTACGGTTCAAATACCACAATGTCATGTGTTGCTTTAGATGCTCAATCAAATTGTTCAAATAATTTGGATCTGCAAATGGAGACTGACCCAAAAACTGATTCATTCCAAATTGAAGGTGGTCTTGGATGTGTGCAATGTGATCTTGCTGCAAATAAGCATACGCCGGTTGCCCAATCAACAACGCCGCGTTTTCATCTGCAGACGTTCTTTGTTCCGGCGCAGGCGTGTCTTTCAAAATCTCATTGATGTTTGGCACTTTCATTTGTTTTAAAGTGCGCGACAACACAACACTAATATTGAACTTGTCAGGATGCTTATCTGCCAAAGCCAATACAGCTTGACTCTGCGCCATCCTCTGAGTTTCAGAAAAAATATGCGGATCACTAACAGGTACTACATCCGTATTCCGTGCAAAATCCTCTCGACTGATCTCAAGATCAGAAACCACATCCCCCTTCTGCATGTCATCAAAGTACCACCTATTCAATCTGCATAGGATTTTTAGTACTCGAGCTTGTGATTGATGCAGTCTGGCATGAATTGCCGAAAAAACTACAGCTCCCTGCTCAATCAAGGCTTGCGTAGTTCCCACAGGCGCATTAGATGTGACATCACCAATCTTTTCCTCGCTGGTGGTCACTACCCCCTTCGCTGCAGTGTCAAGCCAACCCAGAAGCTCGAATAGGACTTGACTTGGCGGATTAAACGGCATCGGCATTGCAATCTGCCGGATGTCAGACACACCCGGTGCGCCTTCAATCTCAACAATCTGGGTTACTTCTACCTGCTGACTCTGACCACTAATCTTCGCGCCTTTAAGCTTAAGCATGGTGGCAGCGTTGTTAATGTGCGCCGAGTCCAGCAAAGCTCTCAGGGAACCAGTTAGAGCCGCGCTCAAACCACCTATCAGGTGCGGAAGACCAATCGCATAAGCCCCACGCCACGGAATAAATTTGAATTCCACAACCCAGTCCAACTTGGTCATGGTTTCATCAGATTCCTCCCAGTTCCTGTACAGCCCCACTACCTCCTGATCCAATTCATCAATCATCAGGATGTACGGTGCCATCTTTCCTTGAGATTTCTTGTCATCATCAAGTTCTAACCACGTATAAATGTGATAGACCTTGCGCAATCCATCCTTGTTTTCTTCAAACTGCTTGCCTTCAACCTTGTTGTTTGCCTTTTCGACCTTGTTTTGGTCGATTGACATCGAAGCCTTTACATAACTGACATCTCGATACATCCCAGTGCGAATGCGCCGCTCAAATTCATAACTTGTGATCTCATGGACTTCTGCAGCACGTTGCGCGGTATAGAAGTTAGTAGCAGCAAACGGCAAAATCACCCTGTCAATCGGCAAAAATTCCACACAGGGACGCTTCTTCTCTTCATCAAACCACAATTTGAAGTACTGAGAACCACCCAACGGCAACTGAGTCAACAGTTGCTCTTCCTCATCACGAAATTCTTCAATCTGCTCACTGATCTGCCAATTCAAAAATTCCTTTTTGCGCTCTGCAGTCTCAGATTTCAAATCATCCATCTTGCCCAGCACCTTCGTCTTCACTGGGCCATCAGGCGGAAACAGTTCTTTAATTGCTCGAGCAGCAAAATCAACACATCCCTCTGCCATTGCAGGATGCACTACCTTACTGGCACCCATGAATGTCGCCCCACCCGGCGCATCATTGCCCAATCCAGTACGTCGAATTCCTTCTTCGTACTGTTTATCTCGCAGGCTGCGAGCCTGTTTGTCTGATTCCAACAAGTCCAAATATCTAAACGCCAACGATGACAGCGTGCTTGGGTCTATAGAATCGGCAAGATTGTCGTAAAAATCAGGATTGAATTCAGGCCCATCATCTATTTCTACAATCGCCGATCCATCAGGTTGTTCTTCCGTTTCCAGTTCTGGCAAATCTACAACCGCAGAACCATCATCCTGCTCTTCTATTTGGATATTGTTTTCTTCAGACATGATTTAGCCTTTTCTGCGCATGGTCATTTCATAGCGCATCGTATCTGTGTTCTTGTGAACGATTACCTTTTTGCGGCCGTGTTTGATCGCGTAATTCGCATCACGCTCTTCAGGATCCATACGCATCGCCAAATGACGCTGAGCCGCATAGTTGCGTTCAGGGAAGGCATGGAAATCATCGTCTGACAAACCGGGATGGCGTGATCCAACACTTCCACCAGAAGCCATCTTCACCATCTTGGAGATCTTAATCTCCTTGGGCGCAACATACTCTTTGCCGCGTGCCGCCTCTTGATCTTCCGGCTTATCAATCTCGTACTCACCTTTGTTGCTCATCGCGTGCTTGATGTTTTCTTCGCCAACGTGATGCGTAAAAGCCGTTTCGTGCCCAAGGTTACTGGTGGACTCAGTTGGCGTGGTCATCAGGATATGCCCAGCCTCCTTGCCATTCTTGGTCTTGAAACGCTTCTTAGGCAAGAAATCAGTGTCCTTGAAACGTGAATCAGTGGGAATCATGTGCGGCGTGCCGTCTTTGTTCTCCCCAACCTGCACCAGACGCGGGTGCAGGATATGTTGCTTCTGGTAATCGTATCGACGTCCATTGATCGTAGTGTGACCGTAGTGGGCCTTTTCTGGTGTGGTGGACTTGCCATTGCCATCAAAGTGCCCCTCTGAACCTTCTTCCTTTTCCTCTGGAATCAACTCATGTTCTTCCCGGCCAGTTGTCCAGTACTTGGCGTGCGTAATGTGCTCTTCCATGAGCTTGGACATGGGTGAATTACGCTTTACATCGGTCACCATGTATGAGCCTTTTGGCGGCGTAAGGTTGCCCTGCTCATTCCTAAAGTCTCCACGGTTATCCGCAGCCATCACAGTGTTGCGCACCCGAGCTTTGTCACGCCCGATGTTTTCGGAAATCTGCTTACCCTTTTTAACTTTGGGGCCAACATTTGAATGCGTCACATAGTAACCGTTCTCGGGATCATGCAACTCGTTAGTCTTACCATACGAATTGGCAATGATCTCGGGTTTATCCTCTTCTTTGCGCTGATCGTTCAGGTGACGGATTACATGGCGAGATGAGGTGTCGGTCTCGTCCACCACATTGGGACGGAACAGCAGGCGTTCATCGTTTTTATCCGCTGTTTTGGCTGCATCGCGCATTGAGCCGGTGTGGGCCAAGATCCAGTCACGGGTCATGGCCGGGTCGTGCTTGGCCTGCTCATGGCACGCCCGACGGATTGAGGCACCCGGGTACTGGGACTCGGCCACCGGCGCGAAGCAGGTGCCCTTGGTGGTGTCCACGATGCCCTTGGCGTCCTTGCCGCCACCGCAGCCTTCAGTCTGTCCGGGGCACGTATTGACTACGCGGTGCTTCATGTTCTTACCATGCCCTGAGGTATACAAAGCGTGGCCTGCCACACCCTTGGCAGCATAGCCCACATGAGCACGGCCCTCGTCATCATACTCATGGCGCACAGTGTCAAGCTTCTCGGACACATCCAGCGTGTTCGAGTCCTTGCTGATGTGACCAGCCTTACGCAGGCGACCCAGCGCCTCCTTCTCGGCCTTAACCTGCTCGTCAAGAGGCTTGGAAAAGTGCTCTGCCAGCGTGTCCTTATGGATGCGCCCGATCTGGCCGATGGTCAGCGGATCTCGGTTCTCGCCGCCGTAGACCTTCGCCCTCATGGCGTTGATTTCCTTCATGCCAGCGTTTTTGGCGCTGCCCTCCCACATGTGGCGCGGCACGTTGATGCCAGTTACTCCACCCGGGCCTTGAGCCTGAAACACCAAACGAGTGATCTTGGGTGATCCCATAGTAATGCCGGGTGACTTTACCTTCCCTCCCCTTGCCATAGCCTGAGGCTGCTGAGGCTTCAACGCACTCAATGCCTGACCCTGCGGCGTCAAGCTCAAAATGTTGCTCTGATCCGCAGGCAAGGATTGATCCCCCATCCCAGTCGGCATCGGATTAGGTTGCTGTCCCGGCATGTTCCCTTGCGGCAAAACACCAGACGGCATCAATTGCTGTCCCGGTTGCATCTTGCTCAAATCAACTCCACCAATCGGAATTCCTGACTTCATCGCCACCCCTCCGGGCGCAGGCTGAAATGAATTCCCATGATCAGGCGGTATATAAGGCTTGGGCGTATATCCCAATGCTTCATTTACACCAATACTTTTCAGATCCATCGGATTATTACGATTTGCAAGAGCCAACTTCATTTCAGATAGCGTGGGCATAAAGCCTCCTTGTACATTTCCACCAACGGCATACTGTTTGGGCCGTTTTTCATCCCCCACAATATTACCTTCAGCATCGTATTTCAGCCTCTGTCCTTCTGCATAGATCGCATTGTGCAATCGTTGAATTTGATCACCAGTCAAATACTCATGATCTGGAACAGGCTCTCCAGTTCGTTCAATTGCCCTCTGTTCATTGTCATTGAATACATCATTGTATCTACGCAAGCCAGCATTCTGACTGTCATTGATCTGTGACCAGTTGCCGCTTTTGACGAAATCTTGAACGTAGGGAATGTAATCCTTCTTTGGCTTGGCGTTAGCTTTGCCTTTGATTTGAAGAATTTTATTAAGATGACCTCCTATTTCTCTCATGCCTTTTGCAGCTTGTTCTTTAGGAGGCATCCCCGGTCTAACTTCAATCGTCACATGCGGCTCGTTCTTGGCATCTCTCAAGCTAAATATGCGGGAACGGCCTTCAGCCACATCAGGACAATAATTACCGACACAGTGACCCATTGTGTCGCCTTCGTATTTGAGGGCTTCTTGCAATTGCTTATATGCGGCTTTTCCAGATTTAGGGTGACCTTTTACAGTATCTCGACTTTCAGGCAACGCCAACTCAATCCACTTAAACCCATCACCGTAGTCTTTGTGGATTGGCATGCCCTCAGTAGCCTTGAGCGCTGTCTCAGCCATAGCCTTCTTGCGTTCTAGGTCGTATTTATGGACACGGCGCACAGCATCAGCCATGCTCACCTTGTTTAACTGCTCGGGGCGAATGCGGCCCTCTCTCAGGTCTTGCTTCAAGATGTCCACAATGTGGTCAAAACCTAATTTGTCGAATGCATATGGTTCCCAAACATCAGTTTTTGGGTTTGCCTTCAACATCCATGATTCAATTTGATTACCGTACATCTCAGGGATTGACATCATGTCTTTAATGCTATGAAGATCAAACCGTGAATCGACAGCATCCTCCCATGCTTGCGCCAACGCGCCCTTGGACATTTTTTGCCCACCGAGCATTTCCCTGCGGCTTTCAGCATGCTCATGAGGGGTTTCATGTCCCTCAATGATGGGGACAGTATGCGGGTCAAAATGCAGAATGCCATGCTCAGCCAGATCGCGCACTGGGTCTTTGGGGCTTCCCATTTGCTTACGAATATAGTTTGCTAAGTTGCTCTGCACCCAATTGCCTATGGCCTCGTTGTGGCTTATCTGTTTCTGACCTTCAGGCGTATCTGCATCCTCAGTCCATTGTCCGCCCAGCATCAATGCCTCATCACGATGGGCGGGGCCACGAGGCATCAGTGGCTCCAACACTTTTTCAATAGACCCCTTTAACCAGTTTCGCGGCCCCTGACCACCAATTGCCAAGCGCATCACTGCTTGGCTGGGGACTGAACCGCCAGACTTATATAGCTTCTGACCACTAACCTTTATCGCCTCTTTCATCTGTGGCGTAATTTCAAATGAATGAACGGGCACTGACATATTCTTCAATGCTTGATTATATGCAGGTGAACCTTCTCCATATGCCTTCTCAACATTCCCTTTTACGATGTCGTAATCAGGCTTGTGGATAACATCCCTGCCTACCTTTGCTCCCCATTTCTTCCCATATCTGTTCAGAAAATTGGGAATAATCTCATCATAAATCTTTCTCTTGCCTTCTGCCTCTTTGCCCTCTAATTCATATCGATTAACTTGCTCATCACCCGGTGTAATGAACAACTTGTCATAACCTTTTTTCACCGCTTCATCCAGAAGATGCTTCAGAACCAACTCATGCCAGTTGTTCTTGAACGGAGCATCAGGCACTCCGCGATCCCGCATTCCTTCCAATTCTTGGATCTTCTCTGTCAACCTCATTCGGTTTGGCAGAGACTGCTCAATATCTCTTTGCCCCTGCAAAGCATCTATCTGCTTGTCTAGATCAGTTTTCTTATATCCAGACTTTCTACCCTTCTGATGCAAGTCAGACTGGATTTCTTCAACGTGTAAGACTTTCTTGCCAGTTGCATCAGTACGATCAGTCACCCTTGCATGAGCAAGATAATCCTTCCCTTCCTCTCCAAAGTGAGGAGATCGATATCCAGTCGGAACTTTGAACAAAATTTCACGATATTTTTCTCCACCGGGAACCATGTACTCTGGATCCTCGTATTGCGCTTCACCACCATTTATCTTTGCTAGATAAAACTCCGCATCCTGATCATCATCAAAACTTTTCTTGGGCATCCCCCATTGATCAGAAACTACCCATCTCCCGGAATCATCGTCATATTCCATAGAGTACTGATCTTCTCTAGACCGCTCTCCCTTCAACACTCGAGTGCTTACATCGGGAGCACGATTCTTCTTCGCAGCATTTTCTATCTCTTCACGACTAATAGACTTTGTACCCTTTGCCGATGGCATCACATCAAAGTACTTCTCTTGAATAGGCTCCTTGCCCTTTGGAATAACTGTGCGGATCTTCTGTTGAATGGGAGCGCCAATCAGTTCACCCAGTCTCCTGTCTATGATTTCCTGCGGCTTGACACCAGCCTTCAACAATTCCTTAATGTATTGATCAGGCAATGCCTTATTGGGCAAAGAAGGAACAATCTTGTCTAGGGCTGAATACAAAGGTGTCTTTCCACCTTTTGACATCATTTTTGATTTCATCTTGGCATCTTCTTCAACTGATAACTAGTAGTCGGACTACTACTCACGCAGCATACGGGTTACCCCGTTTACGCATGTTGTAGATCTCCGAATCTGTAATGTCTTGCTCAGTAACTTCATCCCGCAGCTGGCGGTCTATGCTAATCCATCCTGCATCTCGAAGATACCTCAATCCTTGACTGATGCAATCCACAAATTCATCATGCGTAGTCCCCTCAGGAAAACTGCATATCTGACTCACCATGCCCTCTGCCCAGTCCCGCACGAATCCGGGCCTCTTGCTGCTCTCAGGCACCCAGACGCGGCCAGCACGAATAATGTTCGCCACAATAGACAGGCGCTGCACTTTATCCGCCCTGCCCGGGTTATAGGCATGCACAGGCAAATGGGCACGCTGCAGGTCTTGGATCAAGCTAATTCCGGCACTCTTGTCTTCTACCAGAACAGTGTCCACCAGCTTGCGGCTCTTCCCTTCCCCATACACAGTATCGTACTCGTTGATTATTCGAGGGCGCAGATCAGGATACTGTAAATGCTCCTGCCAGCAGTCCAGAACCATCACCGACATCCCCCCATCCGTCGGTGCAAATACTCCAAACGTAATACAGCCCGTCGGATCATTATAGGTCTTGTCCGAAGTCGCACAGTCCACACTCATCAAGACATACTCGAGCTTTGGGAACGGCTTCCCATCCGGCCATAGCCGGAACCATTCCCTCTTGACGATGCCGCCATCCTCAGGGTCAATGATCTCGGCGTGAATCTCTTGCCTGCCGAGATTGGTGCCCTCGTACTGCAGGATCTGCTTCTGGAACGATGGCGCAAGGTTCTTGACGTTGACGTAGGTGCTGGCGCGGGTCACCACCACATCGTCACCCTCGCGGCCCAACAGATCCATGATCAGGGGTTTGGGTTTGGGCGTGGTCGAGGCAATGATCTTGGTTTTCTTGCCCAGTCGGACTGCGAACTGGATCATGTCCCAAGAGTCCTGCAGATACTCCCATGCGGCAAGCTCGTCCAGCCACGCGCCGTGCCAC